TGATGTTTTCTTAAAAAAACTGTTCTCTAATTCTTCAGGAGTAAAAAGACCTAATTTATTTTCTTTTACAAATCCCTTTAATTCATCTTTATAAAAACTCTCAAAAGCACCTTCTGTAATATTGCTTCCAACATCTAAGTCTTGGTACTTCTTTAAAGCTCTCTCGCTAAATTGATTAGCCCATGAGTTAAGAGATAATTCTTTATATTTCTCTAAATAATAAGGGTTGGCAGTTTTATCTATTTCGCCACTTTTAACTGCATCTCTAAATTTTAGTCTATTTTCATTATATTCTTTTAATGCTTTAGCTCTTTCAGATTTCTTCATTTTAACTTCAGCTCCAAGAACCATTTTAGAACCAGCTCCATTAACGAAGTTGTCTAGTGAAGATGTAAATTCTTTTATTCCTGCAGGAAGTGGTGTTGCCTGTGGAACATAAAACATGTTGAAGTCAGTTGATAAAACTTTCTGTTCTTCTTGTTGAAGATTTAATTCAGGATTACGTCTCTCTCTTTTAGCCATTATACTATAATTCCTTGTTTCTTTTTCTCTGCGTTAGTCATTAAACCTGCGTTCTGTTTTTGAAATTCTAATGAGTAGTAAGTGTTAGCTACATTCAATGCTTGTGTAGCAAATAATAAATTTGGATTTGGTGGAGATAAATAAGTTTGTTGGCTCTCTTGTCCAAATTGAATTGCTTCTAAATTTCTTTCAAATTGTGAAACATTAATATCCATATTGGTTCTAATGGCATTTCTAAAGTTTCCTTCAGTTCTGTAATAGTTTGCTAATAAAGCATTTGTTGAACCTGATATTGCTAACCCACCTGCATCTCCTGCACCTGCAATATAAGTTGCTCTAGCTTTTCTGGCTTTTAAAGTTCCTTTTAAATCTGCTTGAGCTGACTTAGATAATTCTTGTCTAATTTTTAATTGAGCTGATGAATAACGAAGTTGTGCATTTCGTTTTGCCATTTCGTTTTGTCTTTGCTGTCTAGCATATTCATTTTTTTGTTGCTGTTTACCTTGTTGGTATTGTAAACCTGCACTAGCGACACTTACCGCTACCATTACTGCTTGGGGATTACACATTATTAATTCTTATAAACTCATAGAAATGTTTATTTAAAACTCCATATTTTTGTTTGTTGATAAATTTGAAACCACACCACTTTAACCATCTGATGTGTAGTGAATTTCTACAATCCACAAAGTTCCATAAAATTTTGTATTTAGTATTTAGAAAACTTATAACTTTTTTATTTTCTCTTAAAAAAGAATATTGAATATCTTTTAATTTGTCTGTCGCTAATAACCATATTGCACCAACATTATTACCTACGTCATTAACTCCAAATATTCCAACTGGTTCATTTTTAAAATTAACAATCGTAAAAACTAAAACATTTTGTAGATAACCAGTCATTAATGCTTCGTATGGTGTTTGACCTACTGAAGCTAAAATTTCTTGTTTATCTAATTGTCTAAGTCTTGGTGCTAAATATTTAATATCTTTAAGGGTTGTTAGTCTAAAATGATTACTCTCTTGATGATGCTGTAACATAATAGCCTTGCCAGTTTGCGTTAATAAAATTTGAAGGTAAGTGGCTATTGTTTTTTAAAGTTATACTTAGTTTGTCGTTCTCTGATTGAACTGCGAATGTATAATCTCCATCAGATAAATTAACTGTACCTAAAGCACCTGTACCTGTTGTTGTTCCTGTAAATGATGAAGTTGATGTACTTCTACCTACTGGCACTACTTCTGTAGTGAAAAAACCAGTATCGTTATAGGAAACATTCCAATTTCTTATTTGTAATCTGCCTTCTCTTATTGAAATTCTAGCACCTACGCTGTCGGCTATTTGAATAAATTGTTGTGAAAATTGAAATGAAAATTCATATTGTTCTCCAAACCATAGGTTGGCACTTGTTAAATTTCCTGCCACAACTATAGAAGTACCAGATTGTGAAACTATAGTAATTGCTTGTCCTGCTGTATTACTTCCACCTACACGACCTACAACTTTCATAGTGTTAGTTTTTGTATAAGGAATAGTAAATGTAGTTTGGTTTGTTCCTGCGTTGAATGATGAAGATGCACCAGGACTATCGTCTTGAAATTTTCTGTCTAAATAAGTTAAGTAAGTTGCAGAAGCATCAACTACTGCAGGAGATATATCTAAACTTTCTAAAAATACATCAGTCCCTCTTTGATTGACTATGTATAAAGTGTTTTCTATAAAATCTATATTTAAAATCTTGTCTGTACTTGCTGTTCCAAAAGTCCATTTATGCCAGGCACTTTGTAATCTTTTACCTTCTTGAACATAATATTGATAAACAAACAAAGCATTTTGGTCTGCACTATTTGAAGATAATGCTATTAGAATATTTTCATTTGTTGCTGAAGCTAATTTAAAAACTCCACTAGGAAGATATTTTGGTACGTTTGCTGTTGTGTCGTCAGCTTGTTTTGTTCCAACATCATCTTTAACATAAAATTCTCTAATGCCTGTGTAACTACCTTTGTTAAAAGGAAAAAATACATTACTACCTGCACCAATAGGTTTTGCACCTGATGAAGTTTCATATTCTGTTGTTGTGTTAATTGAAACATTTCCTGCAGTTAAAGTTTGTCCACCACTTAAAATAAATTGTGTTTGGTCTGAGAATAATAATAAATCTTCATCAAAAGAAATTGCAGATTTTAATATTGAAACTTTTTTAGAAGTTGAAGCAACATCTACTGGGTCTGTATCTAAAGCATCTGTAACTGTCTCAGCAAAGAAATGAAAAAATTCTCCACTTCTAGACATGACAACATTCTCATCAGCAATAAAACCTAATCTATTTCTATGAAAAAAAATATCATTAATCTTTTTACCTATAAAACTTGGGTCTGGAGAACTGTCTTCATCTCCTACTACTCTGTTTCCCCAAGATGGTGTTGTGTAATCTGTACTTGAAATTGTATATGTAGTTCCATCAACTTGTGTAAATCTAAAATTACCATCTGCTGTTCTTATTAAAACATGTGGCATCAAATCTTTATCAATAGTTGTTTTAACTCCTGGTGCTACTGTTTCTTCCCAAACATCATCTGAGCTATTATATTTTACATAATAGTTATCAAATGAGTTTGATGCGTCTCCTGTAATTTCTACAACCATGTTGTTAATTGCAGGGCTTGGCAAATCGGAAAAATTTTGTACTTTAGCTCCAACTACTTGTGAAGCGTCATCTCCATAACCATCACTTGCTGAAACTGTAAGTGTTCCAGTAGATTTAATTATAGAAAAACTTGAAGTTCCTACATTAGCAAGTGTAATGTTTGAGATTGTTCCACAGGCACTTTTAACTCCATCTCTTATAGCTTCTGTATCTGTGCTTGAACTTGTAAATGAGAAAGTTGAACCATCAATAGTAATTGAATACTTTGTTGAATTAACTCCCTGTAATATTGAATAAATAGCTTGTTCTACTTTAGCTGTGCTTGTTGTTGAAGCCATAGCAGAAGTCTTAGTCTTGTTTAAAATATAAGTATAATCAGCAACAGTTACAGCTACAAAATCTGTTCTTGGGTCACTTGAAGATAAATAATTAGATGCGTTTGTTTGCAACACAACTGATTTATTAACACCTGCTACTGTCTTAACTTGTATTGCTCCATTCGTAATAATTACAATATATCTCTCACTAATATCTCTATTAATTGTATGGATAGAAGCATTGTTAAGAGCTGATGTTGAAATTGTTGCTATATAATTTGTTGGTGGTCTTTTCTTTAAACCTTCTACTACAGAACTAAAACCATTTACTTGAGATGTAGCCTGACTATTTAGTCGTAGAATTTCTGGTTGTTGCGAAACCCCTTGAACCAAATTAGGTATGGTTCTGCTAATTAATGGCATTATCTATTAACTATATATTTTTGTAAATCACTGTCGAAGATGGTGTTGTCTCCTGTTTGCATTTCAGCTTGTTTCATAACTGCTAAACTTCTTGCTTCATCTTCTGAAGAAAATTTATGTAATGTGTTTGCACCTAAAGTTCTGTCATGGAAAACTCTGGCACTTCTAATTGTAATATATCTTCTTGCTTGTTCAGGTATGTCATCAAAACCTAAAAGATAAATTAAAGTATTTTCTGTAAAATCTTGTGTGAATGTATTTATGTTTGTTGCTAAATTAAAAAGATAGCTTCCTCTTTGAACAACATCATAAGAAGATTTATCATATTTATTATTTAGTTCTACTCTTACAACGTCAGTACCAATAGGTACTTTGTTATTAGTGTCTCTAGTTAAATCTACTTTGTATTGAGTGTTGAAATGCCAACCTGCTGATTGAACTTCTCTACTTATTTCATTTAAAATATTTTTAGCTGTTGTACCATCTACAGGTAAAGACCCTGTTAAGGTTGATAATGGAGCTTCTCCAATCGTACTTAATATTGTATTGACTGCTTCTAGTTCAGTCGTTCTTGTTGTAATTGTCATTAGGGTAAAAAGTCATCATAAAAATTATCAATCTTTTTTCTAACTTTATCTTTTATTTTTTTAATTAATCTGCAAAACCAGCACATCATAATATTCTCCTATTTAAACACAGGCGTAGATTTCTCCACGCCTATGAAATTGTTATAGTTATTGAGCTATAATTCTTACTGCACTTTCAGGTCTTAAAATTCCTGAACCCATAGCAAGTCTAGCAGTCATAAGATTACCCAATCTTCTTGGGTCGTAAGTATTTTCTAATACTAAATCTTTTAACTTAACTGAACCGATTGCACTCTTATGGAATACAACAGCACCTACATGTTGAGCATCAACATTGTATGTATTGTTAGTACCTGAGATTGCAGACGATTGGTCTGTGAACGCAGTTACAGCAGTGTTAGATTTAACTATTCTAACTCCACCTACCATAACAACTTGTCCTTTAGCGAAATCTCCATTGTTTGAAGAAAAGTCTCTAGATACAAGTTTATCTATGTTTGATAATTGGTAGTAAATATCTGGTGTTACTACACAATATCTGTCA